ATGGACCTACTAGAGCCGCTATACATACCTGGACAATTAATTTAACAAGATTAGAATTTAACACATAACGCCTAACACAAGGAGAAATCAAATGGCAAGAATCACAGTAAACACAACAGGCACAAATCCAGTACTAATTTTAAGTACTGACTTAGCCAACGTATCTGCTGCCAATCTCGCAAATGGAAATATCGCATTAGCAAATAGTTTATCTGTAACTTGTTTACAAGATATTACTGTTACATCTAGCACAGGTATTTTTTCATGGACCGACTTTTGCAGTATCGATACTAACAAAATCACTACACCAGCGGATAACGAAATTTCAACAAATCTAGTTATCGACCCAACCGTATATTTCGGTACTGGTGGAGCAAACAATGCAGCCGAATATGGCGTGTCAAGATTGAGCCAAAACAAAGTTGAAGTACAATTCAAACTTGTTTGGAACAACTCAAATGCAAACGCTAACGTTGCAAACTCATACTTCACTACAGGCGTTGGTTATATATCATCACTAGCACCTACAGTAAGTCCAGAGGCACCAGTCTGGGTAACACCTATGACTATTGCTGTCGATGGAACAATGTATACTGACCAACAGTAATTTGTGATAGCATGAAATAAAAAGGGGGCAATAGTCCCCTTTTTTCTTATATAGGAAAATAAATGAATAATGATGATGTATGGTTAAAAACCAATGAAGAAAAACTTAGAAGTTTAATTGCTGATGAGGCAAAACAAATGCCCATGTTAGACAATATGATGGCAACGATTAAACAACTAAAAGCAAAACAAGCATTTAGGCTTGCACTTCTTAATCAGTTACTAGAAGAACTAACTGACCAAGAATAAATACAATATAATAATTTAAAGGAAATAACAAATGAAAATTACAGAATTAGCAAGTGTACCCAAACTTATCGAAATCATTTTAGATGATGATGCATTAGTAGAAAAATATGGGGAAACAATCACATTTCACACATATGACATTGTAGGTCTAAGCACTTACTTTGAATTTTTCAATGCTCGTTCAGACCAACAATATGAACAATTGGATAAAATGATTAAGAAACTTATTCTTAATGAGCATGGCAAACCCGCACTACAACACAATGAAGATTTACCAATAGATATTGCCGCAGCCGCAATTAACAAGATTGGTGAAATCTTGGGAAAGTCACAAAGCAAGACGTTAATCCAGACCACTGGAACACAGCCAGAATGATTATGATAGGTCGTATGGCTAAAGAATATGGAATGTTGCCAAGTCAAGTTGAGCAACAAGCCACTACATACGACATTATGATAACTGATGTACTTGCTACATATAATAATTATCAACAACAAAAACAGTCTGGTAAAGTTGATCCTAGTGTTTATGAGTATAGCCAAGATGAATTAATAAAAATGATGGAGCAAAAGCATGGCAAGTAAAATTGTTGATAGATTAAATAAAGTATTAGATACTTTAAATAATCAAAATATTGCTCAAGTAGCATATAAAAAATTTGTTGATATAACACCTAAAAAAACTGGTAATGCAAAACGCAGTACCAAATTAAATGGCAACAACATTAATGCAGACTATGCTTACGCTAATGTACTTGATAAAGGTCGTCACATGACTAATAGAGGTATGCGTGGTAGTGAACAGGCACCGATTGGTATGACTGAGCCTACAATTGAACATGTAAGAGATTACGTAAAGCAAAAATTAGGCATTACAATAAAATAAGGATAAACAATGTCAACCATTGACAAATATAAAATAGTACTTGACGTAGAAGGACAGCAGGCGGTTGACCGTTTAAGTAAAAGTTTGGGTGGATTAGGTACAACAATTGCCGGCATTGGCTTTGCCGCATTCACCAGTAGTGTATTGCAAATGGCTGACGCTGTAAGTGATTTATCAGCCGCAACAGGATTATCAATTGCTGACATCGCCGCATTTGGTGGTGCATTACAACAAGCAGGTGGTAAGGCTGAAGATGCTAGTAAAATTATTGCGGGATTCTTTCTACAGATTGACAAAGCCTCTCAAGGTAATGAACAAGCACAAAAAGCATTAGAGCGTGTTGGCATTAGTTTTGAAGATTTAGGTAAATTAAGCGAAAGAGATTTACTTGCTACTGCACTAAGAACATTAAAAGAAATGGGGCCCAGTGCTGAACGAACATCGGCTGGTATTGAAGTACTTACTAAAGCATTTAGAAATATTGATCCTAAAGTATTAGAAGAAGCATTTAGAACTGGTGATTTTAGTAAGGCAGAAGAAGCATTAAAAAAAGTGGGTGATTTAGCAGATAAATTGTCTGCTAACATGCACACATTACAAATTGCTGGTGCACAAGTATTCAGTGAAATTACTACAGCACTTGAACCTTTTATTGGTAAAGTAGAAGAAGGTAGATTAAGTTTAGACCAAGCAGAAAAAATTATTAAAACACTTGGCATAGGTCTAGCGATTGCATTTGGTGCTAAGACAGTAACAACAATCATTGATATTGTTACCGTTGTTAAATCATTAACTACAGCATTAAAAGGTACTGTAGTAGTTCAAGCCGCACTAACAGCATTAAGTGGACCAAAAGGATGGGCTATTATTGCTGGTGGTGCTGTTGCCGCAGCCGCCGCAATATATGGATTGAACAAAGCATTAGAAGGTACTAATGAAGAAATTGCCAAGGCTACAGGTGGTAAACCAGAAGAAGCCAAAAAAGGTCCTGCTCGTAAAACACAATTTTATAGTGATGCAGAATTACAAGCAAGACAACAAGCATTAGTTACAGCACAACAAGCAACCATTCAAATGAAGTTGCAAAATGATGAAGCCAATAAATTGCGTCAAAATATAATTGACACAATTGGAATGGAATCTACTTATGCAGGTTATATAAAAAATAACGCAGAAGCAAGAGCAAAAGCCAGTACTGAAATTAAAGACTTAGAAGGTAAAATTGCAATTGAGCAATCTAAAGGTCGTGGCACAAACCAAGATGTCATTGCACAGTATCGTGAACAAATTACACTTAAACAGAAACAATTAGGTGCAACATTGCAATTAAACAAAGCAGAGTTTGATGCCATGGAAAATCAGCAAAGATTTGTTACTGGTGTTAATACTAACGCAATGTTGGCAAGCCGTCAAGCAGATTTAGATTTAATAAAACAACAAATTCAGTTTGGTACTGCTATTACATTAGAAGACCAAACTCAATTAAAGTTAATGGCATTGGCCAATGAAGAAACCAAAAAGCGTATTGATTTAACAAAAGAATTAAAATTAGCAGAAGCATCAGGTAACAATGTTGCAATTGATGATATTCAATTGAGAATGAGTGAAGATGCAAAATATTATGCACAAAAAAGACAATTAGAAAACCAAGCATACCAAGCACAAATTGCACGTAGAGAAGATGGTATAGCAGGTGCTAAAACAGCAATAGAATCTATCACAAGAAGTTTGGATCCATTTCAACAAGCACAAATGCAAATCAATAGTTTATGGAGTAACATGACCAGTGCTATTGATAAGTTTGTTGAAACAGGTAAATTTAGTTTTAGTGATTTTGCTAAAAGTGTTATTCAAGATATGATTAAAATTGAATTGAAAGCACAGGCAAGTAAAATATTAGGTGCTATTGGAGGTGGTGGCGGTTTATTCAGTGCAATTGGTTCATTGTTTGGCGGCTTCTTTGCCGATGGTGGTAATCCTCCAGTCAATAAGCCAAGTATCGTTGGTGAAAAAGGTCCTGAATTATTTGTTCCTCCAAGCGCAGGTAAAATCATACCTAACAATAAAATTAGTTCACCGGGTATTAGTACTGCAGGAATGAATGCACCAGTAACATATACATATGTTACAAACAACAATGTATCAGCAATTGATGCCAAATCAGTAGCACAATTCTTTGCTGAAAATCGTAAAACAATGTTAGGTAGTGTGCAACTAGCGCAAAAAGAACTACCATATGGTAACAGATAAGGAAAACAAATGAGTACTGGTTTACAAACAATTATCGACAACTGTAACGGAATTAAAATGAACCGTCGTAATGTTGTTGGTACACAATATACACGAAATGAGATTCCAAGAGTAAGTGCTACTCCAACACGTAATCCATGGAAAATTACGATTGATATGCCTAATAGATTTAGATATAGTCAAGCACGTGCATTATTAGAAGAACTTGACACATTGGATACATATACACCACAAGTAGTTACGTTTGGTAATTTAACGGCAATGAATTGGATATTTGCATATCAAGGCACAATGACCACCGCAATGATTAATACTATTAGAGTTGATTCATATGTTGGTGAAACATTAACATTAAAGAATTTACCTGTAATTCCATCAACACGTGTACTTTTTAAAAAGAATGATTTAATTCAGATTGCTGGTCATCCATATCCATTCACAAGTACAACAGATGTATTGCGTGGTACTGGAAGTACTGTAACTGTAACAACAA